CTGAAGTTAGCAACTGTGATGACACCGCGATTCGAGAAAGCGGTTTCGTCCTGGTAGATGGAGACTGATCCGTAACAATGTCTAACTCGTGATAGATCGCGGTCCCAATTTTCTGGTGCGAATTGCTTGTTGAGGATCTGATTTTGAATAGATGGGTCAAATCCAGGTTGATTGCCTTCTTTGTCATACCAAAAGCCGATTCCGGGTGCGGCAGAGCCCCAATGAAAAAGATGGAGGTACTTTGTTGCTGGTCCATCGGCCACGTCCACACTTCCGAGTTTATGCGCTGTGAGTGCAATCTCTTTTTCTCCTCGGTAATGAAGCTGAACGGTAGAGAGAGTATTCTTGTCTGGGTATCCGCAATAGCCTTGAACTTCTTCGGTGGGAGGATGGAGATATTTAGCAAGCCAAGCTCTTCCAGAGGCGGTTTCACATTCAATCTCAATCTTTTTACCTTCATGGTTGATGGTGCCGAGCGTGGGAGTGTTAACCTTGGCTGTTTGTAGTCGCAAAAGATTGGCCATTAATTTGGGTTGTTAAATGATTGTTGAAATTAATTTTATTTAATTTATTGATTTTAATTCGAACGTTTTTAGATTTATCAAGTCTTTTCTATGGATGATGTAGAGGTGTCCTAGAGTGTTATAAAGGGTAAATTCTAGTTAACATTTTAACTAGGGCCCCATCTTGATATTTCTTATCTTTTCTTATGTCTTTACTAAAAACGTACTCATGCATGCTGGCAGAATGCATGAAATTCAACAGCATCAGGACTTCTTCGTTATTAATAGCGAGTCCTATGTCGGCGTAGTGTTGGCTGCAGAAGTGTGCGCCGACTTGCCTTTGCGTTTCTGTCTTGATTACGCTCATACGCGCTTTTAAGGATTCACGTGCTTCATTCATATGTTCTTTGTCGCGATAGTCCTTGCCCAGATGTTTTACCACGGATCGGAGGGCGTCAGGGAATAGACCATATGGTGTGAGGATGTACCCAGCGAACTCACCTGCTTTATGCGTTGACTTTAATTTTATGACCTGTTATGCTCAATATGTTCTTTTGTATACCGCGTGATGTGAACGGTAGGTTATCGCGCTCGAACGCTTGGGAACATAATATTGCTGAG